TCACCTTGTTTAATATCAATAAAACCACCACTTGATGTGCCTTGTAGTTCCATTGTTCCAAGTCCTGCACCTATAAATGATGCAGTAAGATTATTTGCAGTTTGATTTACTGTAAAGTTAACTCCTGAACCTTCTACTGTTAGATTGTCTGTTACTGTAGTTCCTGTTACGTCTATTCCACCAGAAGTCGTTTCAAATTTTTTAACATTGTTGTGATAAAGTTCTACTGAACCATTATGATTGAATAAAGCAGAAGTTTCATCAGTATTAAAATCAATTTCAACAGCAGAAGCATTTGAACGCAAAACTAAATTTCCAGTACCATTATCAGATATTATAGAATTAGACCCATCATGTATGATTTGCATATCGCTGTCTGTTCCTAATAAAATTGCAGCGCTGTCATTAAATTTTAAATCATCTGTTCCTGTTGGCACAAAACATACTGTAGTATCTGCGTCATTTTTAATTATTACATCTGAAGTAGACCCTTGTCCTGTAAGTATCAAACCTTCAGCAGCAGTATAACCTATTGCTGCATTATCACCAGCCGCAGTATCACCATCTGGCTCAAAGGTAGTAGCAGTTGCAACGCCTGTTACATCAAGTGTTCCGCCTATAGTAACATTGCCAACAACAGATACATTAGTTGTGCCAGTTGGTATTTCTAGTACATCTGCATCCGCATCATTTTTTATTGTTACATCGTTAGTAGAACCTTGACCTGTTAATATAAGTCCTTCAGCAGCAGTATAACCCATTGCAGCATTATCACCTGCAGCTGTATCACCATCAGCATTTATAGTCGATCCAGTTATATCACCAATTATATCTGCTGAACTTGTTAATTTTGCTGTATCACTTGCTCTTGTCATTTACATCTCCTAACTTGGCTTTGTTGGAAAGTTTATATTAGATAATTCGTCATCATCAGGTGTTTGATTAGCAGGTAAATCTAACAATGCTGTACGATACGTTGTCCACTCACCTTGTTTGTCTGAACTAAAACTTCCCCATAACAAAGGATTACTTATGACAGGATCAACATCATCTCTTAGTAGTCTATCTCTTGTCATTCTTAACATTACCATAGGATGTGCATCAGATAATTCTTTTGCTTTTGCTGTAACATTATCTGCGTCTATTGTAACTACGTTTCCATCATCATCCCATACAGTGCAAGTATCTAAATTGTCTCCATTAATACTTATTGCATTACTGTATAGCTCTCTGATTGCTTCATGTAATTTATGTATAATTGCCATTAGTCAGAAATCTCCATACATGTTATTGTACTCATAGTTCTTGACTGGTAGTTATTACCACCATCACTGTCTGCACCTGTTCGATTGATAAAAGCAGTAGCTCCATCGTGGGTTCCTGACATATGCACACTATATGTTACTGCACTTGTTGTTCCAGGATCATCAAGAAAAACTATAGAGTGACCCCCTAAAGCATGGTTAGTATCACCACTTGTCATCCATGAACGAGAGGTAACTCTCGGTCTACTACTTGCAGCATCACCAATAGCAATTTGTGACGCACCTCTTTGTAAAACAAACGTAATCGATCTTGAAGAAGCAGTACTGCAACCTATTGCACCAAGAAAAACCATAACTAAAACTTTATGATTAGTAGCTGAAGGTGTTATAGCTTGAGTTAAACCAGTTATTTCTACTCCAGCAGCACTTGTTGTAGCTGTTGAAAATGTATCTGTTTTAACATCTGATAAACATTGTAACACTTTACCAGCACTTATTGTTATGTTTGCAGTACCATCAAATCCTGTACCATTGATTGTTCTTGCCGTTGCTAATTTAGTTGCAGTTGCTGCAAGACCAGAAGTTGCCTGATTTCCTGCTGTATTGACTCCAGGAAGATTTATATTTGCACTACCATTGAAAGATACACCACCTATTGTTCTAGCTGTAGCTAGAACAGTAGCTGTGTCTGCAAGTCCTACTGCTATATTAGCAGTACCATTAAAACTTGTACCTCCAATAGTTCTTGCAGTAGCAAGTGCTGTAGCTGTATCTGCATTTCCAGTAACATTTCCAGTAAGAGGTCCAGCAAAAGCATCGGAAGTAACTGTTCCGTCAAAAAAAGCATTTTTAAATTCTAAAGAGTCTGTGCCTAAATCTACGTCATTATTTGTAACAGGAACTAATGCTCCATTTACAAGTTTTACTTGATGTTCGTTTGCTGCATAAAAGTGTATTTCGTCTGCTGTTTCAAAGTCTATCTTTGTTTGGTCATCTTCACCAATCTTTATATCGGTTGCTAGTAATGATGTAATTGTTGTCTGTGCTGCAGCTAGAGCAAGATCAATAGTATTGTCACCATCTTGATATGTTGCAGTTATACCTGTTTCTGTATTACTAGAAAACATAGCACCTGTTGTGTCAGATATAACTTCTGCTAGAGCAGTGCCGTTAACTGTGATTGCGTCTGCTTCTAATGTACCATCAACATCTAAGTCACCATTAAAATCACCTGCTCCAGTTAATGTTAATGTACCTGCCATAGCAACATTACCATCAAATGTACCACCTGCTGATTTACTTATTGTGTCAGCTACAGAAAAAACATCAAAAACTACAATCTCAATTATATCACTTGCCGTAGCACCTGTGGCTAAAACAATAGTATCTCCACTTGTTGAAGTGTAGTCTGCCTCACTTAACTTGACACCATTTTGGTAAACATCAACATAAGTGCTATCGGCATAACGTAATGTGTCGCCCTCTGCACCTGCACCTGTAAAATCAGTTTGACTTCCAGAAGCAGTATATGTGTGCTTTCGTCTAACACCATTAGAAGGACTAACTCCAATATATGCCATTCGTTACTCCTATGCGTATGGGTTATCGCCCAATAAATTTGTATTCCAAGATGATTTCAATGCACTTATATTAGAAGCATTTGTAATCGCACTTGCTGCTGGAGCATCTCTCAATGCTTTCTTTTTTGTAGCACTTGCAGATTGAGCAGAGCTATCACTTGATTCTAATGCTTTCATATACACAACATCTTCTGCTGCTAATAACGGAGTTCTAATTTCTCTAATTTTATCCTTAAAGATAACTTTAGCTGCTGTTACATCTTCAGTTATTGTTGATCCAGATAAAGACCATGCATTTCTAAAATGTCTATCTGATGGAATAGTTGCATCAGCAGAGGCTATACTATTACCATCTTTATCTACTATATTTGTTGTCATTTAAGCCACCTCTTGATTTTGTATGGTTAATTCTTCATTAATCTTCCAAGCGTTTCGCCATACTCTAGTGCTTGGTAATTGTTGTTTAGTACAAATAACCATTCTCGGTTTATTAGCTTTATCATAATTTCTCCACACATGTTGTGGAATATCTTTCATAATTAAATATTCTACAGCTCTTTCTTCTGTCATTGCCTTAATGGGCTTTGTGTTGTGAAGCAAATACCTTCTTGTATGTTCTACAAAATTTGGTTTTTCTTCGTCTTTCTTTAACTCCCAGTATGCCTCAACNGGAGGTAAAATACCACCCTGCAATGCACAAGCCATCCAATTTGGATCTGGATGAGTAACTTTTGCAGGTTCATCTGGTGTCTCTGGGTCTTCCCATACTACACAATATTCTGTTCTGTGTGGCTCTAGCTTTTCTTTTGCCCAACACAATCTATCCCAAAGATGTGTGCCTTGAAATTCTGGTGTTTGTATTGTCATAAAATTAATCTCCGTGTATGGCAAAAAAACAAAATGCTGAATCTTGAGCTCCACCATTTCTATTAATTATTCTCATATTCCAAAGTGATGTTGTAGGTTGCTGACCTGATGAATCAAAACAAGCCCATGCTCCAGTTCCATTAAAACTATTACCCATTTCTATAGAGTAATTTGTATTAGCTAAGTTAGTACTGTAATTAAAATTATAAGTTCCTGTTCCTTGGTCACTAGCAGAACTTACGTTAAAACTATCTCGTAATCCAAAAGATGAGCCATTTAAATTCGCCCAAACCTTTGCTGTGTTTTGACTGCTTACTGAACCAAATGTTCCAACACCAGTAGTTGTGATCGCTGAAGCACCATTATTTATAGCACCAAAGCCAGATGTTATCGACCCAGCATTTAATGCACCAGTTGTAACTATACTAGAGCTTCCTGCTACTGGACTTAATACAGAAGCAATAGCAGTTCCTCCAATCGTGATAGCATCAGCTTCTAATGTGCCATCAAAGTCTCCATCAACTGCATCAACATTACCTTTAAAAACTGTTGCACTTACTGTTCCAGTACTCGGATTGTATGCTAGGTTACCATCCATTTCTAAACCAACATTACCTGTGCCTGATGTTGCACCTTCTACAAAAGCAATTAGGTTTTCTTCATTTGTGCTTTCATTATCAGTAACTAGAACATGAGCAGAGTTTGTAGCATTTGTAACTGTTGTACCTGCAATAACTGTAGCTAAAGCCGTACCATTAACTGTTATAGCATCTGATTCTAGTGTACCATCTACGTCTACGTTTCCAGATATATCTAATGAACCAGCAGCAACTTCTCCACTAAAAGTACCTGAAGTTGAATCAACAACAGTTGATATTACATCAGCAGGTTTTTTTCCAATGTAAGGCATATTATGTTATCTCCATAATGCTTAATGTACCACTTAACTTATCAGCTACACTACAGTCCACAGTAATTTGATCTGTAGTTTCTAATACAACCTTATTACCTGCTAGTAATTCTAAAGCACCACCAACAGGTATCGGTGCGTCTTTTACAATAATACTTGTGCCATTTGCTGTATTGTTTGTTACGGCTCTATTGGCAGTATCACTAACTAATCTAACTGTCGCAGTAACTTGTGCCGTATGTATGTTGGATAATACTAATCCAAGTACGATTGTTGTTGTACTACTTGCTGCCGTGTAGACTACATATGGAGTTCC